CGTTGAAAAAATAGATAGAACAACATTTTGGTTAGGCAATAACAAAGAGGGAAATGGAATTGTTTACGCCGCCCAGGGCTTTAATCCTCAAAGAATTTCTACCCATGCGGTCGAGCTTGCTATTCAATCCTATGGCGATATTTCAGACGCTAAAGCCTATACCTATCAAGAAAACGGTCATTCATTTTACGTGCTTAATTTCACTAGCGCTAACACTACATGGGTTTTTGATACCACAACAAGATTATGGCACGAAAGGGCCTATTTAACTGGTGGTGAATTTCAAAGACATAGAGCAAACAATCACGCTTTTGCATATGAAAAGCACTACGTAGGCGATTACGATAACGGAAAGCTTTATATAATGAGTTCAGACTATTACTCAGATGCGGGCGACGAAATAAGAAGATTGAGAACCGCCCCGCATTTATCACAATCACTAAAAAGAATTTCCCATTACTCTTTTGAATTAGAAATCGAAAGAGGCGTGGGCCTAACAGGTATCACCCAGGGTGAGGACCCGAAGGTTATGCTGCAATTTTCAGACGACGGCGGTCACACTTGGTCAAGCGAACATTGGCGCGATTTGGGCGCGATTTCAAATAGAAAGCAAAGGATTATTTGGCGTAGGCTCGGAGTGAGTCGTGATCGAATTTATAGAGTGGCAATTTCAGACCCCATTAAAATTTCTTTAATAGGTGCTGAGCTGGAACTTGAAGGAATGGCAAATTGAGCGAGCCAATACCAAAAGAATCATTAGTCTTAGAAGAGGGCGGGCGAATTTCAAATGTCTGGCACCAATTTCTATACAAGGTTTTTGATTCAATTTTCAAAAGACTTGATGCGCTTGAATCAACAACCGCAACGAACACAACGGCAATAGCCGACCACGAAACAAGAATAGATACATTAGAGCCTTAAGGGGTATTTATGAGTTTTTTTAAAGATGGATTAACAGGATTATCAGACGGATTGGGCCTCACTGATTCGGGCGCTGGTGGACGAGCATACGCCGCCCAGGCCGCTGCAATGGCCGAAGCTAATAGAATACAAGAGAAGAACTATGCCGAAGCGAAAGAGCGTTATAGGCCTTATCAAGAGGCGGGGGAACAAGGTTTTTCAAAACTTGCTGACCTTACTAATAACTATAAAAATTTCAATGAATCGGACGGTCATTTTCAAGGACATAGCGGTGTTTTTGGTGAGGAAGATTTTAAAAAGGACCCTGGTTATCAATTTCGTATGGATGAGGGAACCAAGGCAATCAATAGAAGAGCGGCGGCTGGTGGTTCACTTGGTGGCGGCGCGACTATGAAAGCGTTGGCCCGATACGGTCAAGGCGTTGCCTCAGAAGAATACGGAAAGGCATACAATAGATTTAATCAAGATTATGGAAATTCATATAATAGGTTTAACCAGGACCAGGGCAATCGCTTTAGCCGTTTTGGAAACCTTGCAAATTACGGTCAAAATGCAAACAACGCATTAACTGGAATCGGAAACAATTACGCTAACCAAATGAGCGGAAACGCTTTATCTCTCGGAAATTCTCAGGCCTCTATGGAAATGAATAAAGGCAATTCGTTAAAAGGTCTTTGGGAGCAGGGTATGGGTGCTGGAATGATGGCAATGGGTGTACCAGGAGGTATGCCTTCGGGAAAGCCTAGTGCTCCACCTTCGGAGCAAAATGTCGCTTACAACTTTAAGTCGTCAACGGGTAATACCTACGTTTAGGAGAGTATAATGCAGGGTTTAGATTCAAATATTTATTTTAAACAAAGAGGTGTTGCTGATGTTTTAGGTTCTGCAAAACAGGGTTTCACTCTGGGGCAAATGATCAAGAAAAACCGCCTTGCCGATAAAGAGCGTGAGCAGCAGCAAAAATTAAAAGATATGATTTCTCAAAACGTATCTTACGACGACAAGGGAAATATGAGCGCGAGCGGTGACACTCTAGGACAGCTTGCACAGCTCGACCCTAACACCGCTAATAAATACGCAAGCCAATTATCAGGGCAAGCATCAAAACAATCACAGGCCGAGCTTGCGGCGTCGAGATATGCTGATACGAGAAGTGATAGAAAAGAGGACATGGCCTACAAAGACCGTGCATTAAAACAAGCCAAACTTTTAGCTCAAGGGAAAATTAACTTCGACCAAAGAAAAATTGATAAGGCCGCTAAAGAGAAAGCTGAGAAACCAAAAGAATATAAAGAGAGTCAGTATAAAGCGGCGGGATTCGCTAAAAGAGCTATTATGGCAGAAGAGGCGCTTAATAAAATGCCTACTGATATAGGTACAAACTGGCTTGATGACACGATAGCGGGTAGCGATTGGACGCCGAAAGCATGGAAGTCGAACGAAAGAAAAGCTTTTGAACAAGTGCAAGACAATTTTATTAGCGCGGTATTAAGGAAAGAGTCGGGTGCGGCGATTGGTGACGACGAAAGGCGGCGTGAAGAAGAGAAGTATTTTCCTCAACCTGGTGACGAGGGAGAGGTCTTAGCCCTTAAGAAGGAGGCTAGAGATCAGGCGATTTTATCACTAAAGACAGAGGGTGGAGGGGCGTTTGATGCAATTCCCGATGCTCCAAGGGTGGCAAGAAATCCTAGGAAACAAAATAATTTAACCAGTATTAACCCAACGCTGCAAGCACCCTTAAATCCTAATCAAGGGCTGATTCAAAAAGCAAATGCATCACCAATGCCTCAAGAAATAATTATACAAAAGAAATCAAGATTAGATGAGTTGAGGAAAAAGAGGGCGATGCAAAACGCAAAAGGGGGAAATGGTAAATGGTAAATTTATCAGAGTCCGAAGCTTTTGAACTTGCTCAGCTTGAGAAAGAAGAAAGTCAGGGGTTATTTAGCCCGCCTACTAATATGGCATTATCTAAAAACGAAGAGATGGAACTTGCTCAACTTGAAAGAGAAGAGTCTGAGGGCCTATTTTCTACGCCATCAATGCCAACAAATAACGGCCGTGAAGCGGATCTTGGAACTTTGAACAGACTTCAATATTCAGTGGAGCCGTTAGAATCCAATCGTAAAGCTTTTTTAACTCAGCAGTTTGGCGTTGAAAATGTAAAAGAGGATGCGGACGGCGAAACCTACTTAAGGCAAAATGGAGAATGGCGTCCTGTAAATAAAGACGGTCTTTCATTGGCCGACGGTGCTGATATTTTAGGTGCTACACCCGAAATGATTGGCGGCGCTGTGGCTGGTTTTGCTGGCGCGGTTACTACTGGCGGATTGGGTGCAATACCTAGTGCAATGATTGGAGCGGGCGCGGGTTCAGCTTTAAGACAAGGCGCTTCGGCACTCCTGGGTACGCCTCAAGTTGCTAATCCAATAGAGAGAGTTTCCGAAATTGCCCTTTCTACAGGAATGGGCGCGGCGGGCGCGGCTGGTGGTAAGGCGCTAAAAGCGGTTGGCGGTAAAACTATAAAAACAATTAAGAAAGCATTTCCCAAACTTAAAGTTAGCGTTGACGGTGAAAAACTTTTAAAAATAGCAGAAAAGGAAGGATTACCAAAACCAACACCAGGGCAAATGGCGGGCGGTCACGATTTAAAAATGGAAAAAGCTTTAGGGCATAGGAAGTTCTTCGGGCGCAAAGTTAGAAAAAGAATGGAAGAGCAAACCGAAGCGATAAAATCCAATATAGCCAATAAGTTTGGTGATTTTGTCGATACCGAATCTAAAAGGTCTGAGGTTGGTTATTCTTTAAAAAATAGAGCGAAGGAATACATAAACGGAGTTAAAGAAAAGTCAGGCGACCTCTTTAATGAAGTAGCCGAAGAATCTAAAGATATTGGGATTGATGCAAAAGAGTTTAAAGATAGCCTAGTAAAGCAATTTCAAAAATTGGGCGTTTTTGATTATCAAGGGAAACCGATAGCGCACACTTCAAGAACAGGAATGACTGAGGATGCTTTTAATAAAACACAAAATATTTTCGGGAAACTATTAAAGGATATTGATAACAGCGGAACGGATTTAATTGATGGGACCATTATGAATGGTCAAAAAGGTCAATACTTGGACGCGAATACCATAAACACCATGAGAAAATTCATTAACAGCAATATCAAAGAACAAGGTTATGGCTTTGATGACGTTCTTTTAATGAAGCTCCAAAATAACTTTATGGACGTGTCGGAGTCAATGCTTGAATCAAAAAACCCAGCGTTAAAAGAAAAATTCAAACTAGCAAGGGCTTTATGGAGTGAGCAATTAACATTAAATAAGCAATTTAAAAAAGGTGGCGTCAACGGACTAGGTATTTCAGATTTAAGCGATGAAAAAGTTATAGATAGAATTTTTAATAATAAAAAAACGGTAAAGATACTTAAATCTATGACTGACAAAGAATCAGCCGAAAAAGCGGGAATCACATACGTAAACAATATCCTTAGTAAAAAAGGCGGCGGTGTTGACCAAAAAGTGGCTAATAGTGCCTTGAATACTTTTAAGGAAAAGCGCGAGGCTTTAATTGAAGCATTTGGGCGCGAAAAATACGACACGCTTGTAAATAATCTTCACTATATGAATAGGATCGGTGAATCTATAAACCCCTCCGAAACCAAGATAGTCGATTTAATGACAAGCCTTAACCCTTTCAATATCGCGGCGGGTGCCTTTGAGTCCGTCCAACATAAGGCTCGAGGGGCATCAAAAAACTTTATAAAATCAGCAGAAAAATTCAATAAAAGATTACCTAATAGAGTTCGAAAAGCTGCCATTGGACTAAGCGATAGCAGTCAAAGAGAAGCTTCTTATTTAACTAGAGGTCCTAATAGAGCGCCTCAAAACAAAGAAAAGGAAAAGTAATGGCCTCTTTAATATCACCACAAATTAAAAAACAATATTTTGATAGTAACGGCGACCCTTTAACAGGTGGTAAGTTATTTATTTATGAAGCGGGAACCACTACGCCAGTTACTAGTTATATAGATGCGGCGGAAAGTTCATCAAACGCTAATCCAATAATTTTAGATTCCAGGGGCGAAATTGACGGCCTTTGGTTAAGGGTTGGATCATATAAGCTTGTCTTGAAAGATTCTAACGATGTTACGATTTGGACAGAAGATAGCATTACTATTAGGGACGTCGGCACCGAACTTGACGACTTAAGCACCGAGATTACTAGTATTAATACAGTAATTGCAACAGGTACTAGAAGTAACAGGATTGCGTCGGGTGCAGTTTCAACAGAAAGTACGCAATCAAGATTTTTACTACCTATTGGCTCAACTAATCAAGTTAAGACCCTAGGGACGTCTGTTAACCTGGTTTACTTTGTAGAAGGGGTTCAACATTCAATAATCTCGGATTTTGTAGCCTCTGGGTTAGTATCGCCACCATTAACCAATAATACAGCATCGGTTAACGATGCGAACTTATCAGATAACGATGCCACGAAAACACTAGGTGAGTTCGGAACGGCGATCCCTTATGATGGAGCGGGTTCAGAGATAACTTCTCTAAATGGCAGCGTTGCTGGTTTTAAAATCAGCAACGGATCAACCAGTGAATACTTTATCGCTAGAGTCGATAATACTAATTCTCAATTGACAGAGGCGCAAAGGGGTTATTTCTTTGGGAGTGACGGAAATCCTATAGAAAGAATTTCTTTTTCAGACAACGACACGATTACGCTAATGAAGCTTACTTGGCTTTACTTGAAAAGCAATGGAAATATTTTAGCTAGCTATGATGAGCCTTATTATTCAACTACTATGCCCACAGGGGTTAGTGATGGCACTATGTGGTTTGATGTAGGAAATGATAAATGGAAGCGGTGGAATTCTACCACTTTTGAAGATGCGGAAGTGTGTGAACTAGGGCTTTGTGTACAGGATGAAAACGGAAATACTGTAGGGGCAAGAGGGGAATATTTCTATTCAGAAAATAGCGAAACAAACACAGTTGAAGTTTCTTATCGAGACACTACCTCTATTAAATCAAAAAGCCGCAACAACATCGTGGCAGTTCTAGGAAATATCTTAAGATTTAATAATTCATATTTAATAGCTAATATTGTTTCAGATTTGCAAGATGGTGAAACCGAGGCGGCTAGCACCACCTATTATTGGTATATAAAAGAAAACGGAGACAAGGTGATATCTCCAGTAGCCCCTCTTGATATGAGAGGTAGGTTGCAAGGATTTTATCACTCTTATGAGTCTTGGCGATATATTGGTAAGGTTTTCAATAACTCTAGTTTGGATTTTGAAGGTTCTAGTGTTGAGTCGAGCCCCGAACAAATATCAAGAGCCCAGGAAGGTAGCGTTATAAATCTAACGACCTCGGCCACTATTTCTATTAAAAACGATATTGTGATATGCGACGCCACTAGTGGTGCTATAACAGTAGGGCTGCCTTCGGCGGTTATTTCAAAAGGTAGGCAATTGTTTCTCAATAAAAACGACTCATCAGCGAATACTGTTGTGATTGAGGGTTATGGTTCAGAGTCTATAGGTGCATTTTCTTCAATTACCTTAAATGACCAAAATTCAAATTGCTTACTAGTTAGTAATGGATCTAGCTGGGCAATACTTAGTAAAACCGTTGAAAAAGTTTTCATTAAGGATCATAAAGGCTCGGGGGTTGATTCGGGTTCCTTTACAACGGGTGCATGGAGAAAAAGAGACTTAAATACGGTTACTGGAGCGACAGGGATTGTTTCACTAAATTCGAGCGTTATAACCCTGGTACCTGGTCATTATTCAATAAATTGGCGAGCGCCCGTTTATGACGGGGTAGGGGGGCACTCATCCCGCCTTTATGATGCCGATAATGCAACAGAGGTAATAACAGGCTCGTCAGATTATAGTGGCGGCTCTTCGGGTGGGACTTCTACTGCGTCGGTGGGTAAAGGCGAAATAAGAGTTACCACTGAGACTGATTTTGAACTACAGCATATCTGTTCAATAACAAAGGCCACCGATGGGTTTGGAAAAAAGTCAGGGCTGGCAGCAAACGAGGTTTATGCGCAAATAGAGATAACTAAAATAATATAGGTAATCACGCCTATGAAAAATGGAGTTTTTATGAACGAAATAAAAAAAGAAATTAGTGGAGAGCTGGACTTTGACATTAAATTGGAAGGTGCGAGCGCCGTTTTAACATTTAAGCACGAAGGTAAGTTGGGTTTTGCGGAACTTAAAGCTGGAGTTAATGCAGCTCAATTAGTTGATAAGATCACAGATATCATTCCTGGGGAATGGGATGATACTCTTTTAGATGATTTAGCGGCGAGAGTTCTATCTAAGAAAACTGGTAAATAGTAATTAAAAAGATTTTCTTAAACATATTTTACATAGCGGCTGATTTTTTCAGAAAAAATAAGGAGGTCTTAATAGGCCTCCTTACCGCTACTATTGTAAAGGCCCTCAAAACGCAAGCTATGGGCGGCGTTTTAGGTTGGCTAGTTAATACACTGGGTAAGCATTTCGCGAAAGAAATTATCGAGTTTATTAAAGTTAATGTTGATTACGTAGAAATTAAAACAAAAGCGGAGGGGACTATAGATGAAGAAAATCGAAATGATGCTACCGATACTCTTAACGATATTATTAAATAGCTGTGGTTCGGTTACTACTTATCGACCTTCTATTTATGGCCATGATTATAGGAGCCGCGAAATTATTACTCCAGTAACACACGAAAGAATATCTTGCGGAGATAAAGATTTTCAGAAATATGTTTCCATTAACTTAAAAGACCTTTCAAAACTGGCCGTGATCTTGAAAAATGCAAAACTCCCAAAGAAAATAAGAATTGTAATAGAGAACTTCAAAAAAGAGTATAAGGTTGACGTTGATACTTTTATCGACGGTTTAAACAACGAAGTCAAAACCATAAAAAAGAAACAAAAAGAGGAATTATGAGCGCCATTTTTTCAATAAACAAACAGCAAACATCAAGCTTCCAAAGTGATATAGCCACCGTTATGGCTAATCAATACTCAATCACTTTAAATTTTAAAGGCGCGGCATTTAACCTAGACGTGGTTTTGGAAACCAGGACGGGCGAATCTGATTGGGTTGAAATAACCGATACAGCAAGGGCCGGAGTAACCGGAACCGATGAAACTAAACACTATGATATTAATTTAGGAAAACACTGGCAAGTAAGGGCCAATGTAACCATGAACAGCGGTAAGGTGGACTTAACTGCATACGTGAGTAAATAATGGGATCGGAACATATACCAATAGGCACAAGTAGTGGTTTGGATATTAACGGCTTAACTTACGAGGGAGCTCCAGTAGACTCATCTGACTACCTTGTAATTTATGACGCTTCAGCGGGGGCGAATAAAAAAACCCTTATTGAGGATTTACCAAGCTCAGCGGGCGGTAATGCTTTTACAATTATTCAGCCCGACTCAGGAACTTCTCCAGCAGCAGACTCATCAACCGATACGCTAACCTTAACGAGCTCGGACGACTCTATAGATATTTCGGGAAACTCCACAAATGACACAATAGATTTTAAAGAGGTTAAAACAGATAAAAGCTTTTTGTCTAGCGCGGTTGGAGCTATTGCGGTTTTAATTACCAGACTCGCCTCTCAAACAGCAGACCTTTTCAGAATTGCCGACGAGTCAGATAATGACCTTTTTGCAATCAAAGAGGATGGCACATTGAGAGTTGTTTTAAAATCTAACGGCTGGGACGGTTTTAGTATTGCGCCTATTGATGGAGATTCGCAAATAGGTATTAATTTTAGTGGAACCGGATCAAATTCTCTTATTACGATGAAGGCCGGAAACGATAACGCTTTTCTTTTTAGTGGCAACGGCTTTGCCACTACTGGCGGCGGTGTCTATGGGATGCGCTCAGGCGTTGACGGTGTTCTAAGTGGTCCAGCTTACACTTTTGATAATGACAGAAGTACAGGTATGTATAGAAATGGCAGCAATACTTTAGGGCTTTGTGCCGACGGTGTTTTGGGTTTAAACCTTAAGTCTAATTATGTTTCATGTCCTTTGGTGTTTTGGCCTGGTCAATTTGCTACCGGATCACTTCCAGCGGCGGCAGACCATGAAGGCGGTATTGCATACGATACAACGACAAAAACCATGAAATGGTCTAACGGAACTGCGTGGGCAACAATATAGGTGAACTATGGAAAAGCAAAGAGTAGTCTTATTTGAAGAGGGTAAACAGCCCCGAATATATATAAACCCAAGAGATATAAGCGAGCTGTACGCTAAGGGCACGGTCTTAATTGATCCAAAAATCCCTAAAGGCTCAGCGCCACACGAATGGGAACTAGAAGCCGGTCAAATTATAACGCCTAATAAAAAGCAAAAATTCTTTGAAAAAGAAGAAGAGATTATAAAAGGGCGAGATTGGTTCAAAGTATTTTGTCTCGCCGCTTTTGTGGTTATTTTTACCCTAGAAGTCTACAGGGGTAGGGATAACTTAAAATCAATTTTCAGTGCACTTAGTTCTAGTTACTCCAAAATGATCGGTTTGTGATACACAGTCGGCGCTTTTTCTTTTAGGTATTTGATAGGTTTGCTGAGCTGGGCGTTGGCGCATACTACTAGAAGCTCCCTGTAGGCCTCTAGCAAAGGCAGCGTTAGCATTGGCCCTTTCCTGTTGATTTGTATCATCAATTAGTTTTACCAGAGTACCATTATGAAAAACTAAATCCATTTTTACAAAGCTGCCCTTACAAGTCGTGTTGTATAGGCCGAATGTTAATAGCCCAGCAATGCCCTCTTTCCAGTAAGGAGTCGCGCAATAGCCATAAGTAAGCAGTTCAATATTATTGTCATATATATTTCTTTTAATCGGATCGCCCGACTTTTCTAAAACGGTTTCCTTTTTAACTCCAGCACCGAGATAGGAATAATCACTTCTCCTTTTCTCTATTAGAGAACAAGATCCTAAAAATAAAACATTAATTAAAACTAAAACTCTCATAACTATCTCCTTATTCTAGTATTATACAACGCATTACGTATTTATCGGCTGATTTTATGTAATACTACATATAAAGTTAAGGCCCTACAGGGAAAATATATCCAAGTTGTTGAAATTATAGATTTATTAAACTAAATAAAGTTATAATAACTCATGGAAAATCAAATGGTCGAAATTCTTAGAAAATTGGCGATTGAGCTACTTAAGGGAAAAGCACCTCCAGAAAAAGGCACCGACTTGGTGTTCTTTATTGATGAGGTTAGAATTACAATTTCTTTATCTCGGCGGGACGTCGAGAGACTTCGCCTTCTAAAATAGCGTCTAAGGCTTGTTTTGCTAAATCTATATCTTGAATCAAACTTAGGGTTTTTATGCAATTTAAGACCGTTTCAGCTCGAGTTGGTTCGGTATCTGAGCCGCCCATTAACCATGCGGGTGATTTGTTTAAGTGGAAACATATCTCTTCTATCTTATCAGGCGACGGCCATGCCTGGGCATTAACCCACCGTTGAACGGTCGTGGTGGTTGTTTTCATTAGTTCGGAAAAATGGCGCTGAGATATACCCGCTTCACTAAGCGCCTCTCGTAAACGTAATGAAAATTTTTCATGAAAAGATGCCATTTAAACCTTTAAAATCATTATAAATGAATAAATAAAATAACAAATACACGTTTTGCGTATTGTTTTCGTACACACATGGTGTAAAGTTAGCCCATGAATAAGAAACACAAATTCAATTACACACTAGTAAATAAGTTAATAGAGGATCGGAAATTAGATCCTAGAGATATTGCGAAGAATTGCGAAATAAGCACTGAAACTTTACGAAGAGCGCTTGTAGGAAAACTGAACCTTAGTAAACCAGTAATTGCTTTAATGGCTTTAGATCTCTCAGTGGATAAGTTGGACCTTGTCGCTGAGAGTGAAAACCACGCTGCTTAATTTCTTTTTACAGTAAATAAATTTTAACAAAAGCCAATTGTATTTTTTTTATAAGTGGCAC